TATATTAAAATCCGTGACGCCAAGTCGGAACTCAAGAAAAAACAGGATGCGGAAATGCAGACGCTGACCGATCAGCAGGATATGATCGCCACCGAACTCAAGCGCCGCGCAATGGATGCCGACGTGACCGCATTTAAGACGACGGCGGGTACGGCGAGCATGGTAACGAGTATTAAAGCCAGTTGCGGTGACTGGGACGCATTTGGTGAATTTCTGAAGGACCAAGACCCGGTTGAATTTCTCGGCAAATCGGTGAAGGCGGCAACTATTCGCGCCTACATGGACAGTCACGACGGCGCACTACCACCCGGCATTAACATCTTCAAGGAAATCTCGGTTAGTGTCAGACGTGCCAACAGTGCATAACAACAAACTTTTAATTCATGGAGAGAACAATGAGCAAAACAGGACTCACGCTATTTAATGAAACCCAATTGCCGAGCTATCTGGCCGATGCATTCAGCGACGAGGAAACCAATCTGGTCGTCACTGAAAGCATCCCGACCCTGACGTTCCGGGGCAAGCAGTTTCGCATTCGCATTGGCGGCGAGGAACATCTGCTGCAACGGCGTACGGAAGATGGCGAATCCTATCCGGTGCCGTCCATCATGATGATTGTGCTGGATGTCAACCCGAATCGCAGCCGGACCTATTTCGAGGGCGCGTATGTGTCTGGTGAAAACCGCGCCCCGGACTGCTGGTCGAATGACGGCAAGGTGCCGGACCCGACCGTGGCGCAGCCGCAAGCTTCGACCTGCGCGGCCTGCCCGAAATCGGTAAAAGGATCGCGTATCACCGACAACGGCAAGGAAGTCTCCGCCTGCACCACCAACCGCAAGCTGGCTGTCATTCCACATAATAAGCTGGATATGGAGCCGCTGTTGCTGAAAGTCCCGCAAACGTCGATGTGGGACAAGGATAACAAGGAGAACGAGTCGCAAGGTTACTTCGCATGGGATCAGTATGTCGCGTTTCTGCGCGGTCGCGGGGTGCCGCATACCGCTGCGGTGATCACGAAAATCAAGTTCGACAACACCGAGTATCCGAAGCTGCTGTTCTCCGCTGTCGGATGGGTGGATGGCAATGATATGCCAAAGGTGAAGGAGCTGGTGCATAGCCAAGCCGTGGCTGACATTATCAACAAGTCGGACGTGGCGAAGAACGGCGATCACGCCCCGGAAACCGAACCGCAATCGGCAGAACCGGCTCCGAAACCCGAGCCGAAACCCGAGCCGGAAGCGAAACCGGCGGCGAAACCGGCCAGCCGCAAGAAAGCGAAACCGGCTCCCAAACCGGCCCCTGAACCGGAAGCCAATGACGATGACGACACGGACTGGGGTGGTGCCGCGACACCGGAACCCAAAACCGTTGAAGCGGCAGGTAAGGGTAAGAAAGTAGCGCAAACTCCGGCCATACCGCCGACCACGGAAGAAGCTAAAATATCAGGTCTTGCCGATCTCGCGGCTTCGTGGGATGATGTGGATGATTGATTAGTCTCGCCCTAGCGGTTTTCAGGTTCCGCTTGACAAAAACCTGACCTGCAAGACTCAGGTTATCAAGTTCCTCTAGCCAAGAAAAACTTGGGCGGTTTTCAGGTTCCGCCTGACCAAAAACCTGACCTGATATTTTGCCGATCCCGGTCCGGGTTCAGGTTTCTGTTGAGAATAAAAATGAAAGACTTTTTTAAGAAGCTGATGCCGGAAGGCTTTGTTGTGATTGCGCACCCGAATGGCCGGGGCGGATTCACCCACCACGTTTGCGATGATGTTGACATGGTGCAGAAGAAGCTGGCGCAGTTAAACCCGGCTAAACGGGATCTGTTCTTCGGCCTCGGCACGGTGCGGCAGCGGTCGGTGAAACTGGATAATGGCCGCACTGCCGTGCGCGTCAAGGACAACATTGCCGGGCTGAAAAGTTTTTTCCTCGATCTGGATGTCGGCGACGCCCCGAACAAATATCAAACGCAAGAAGCCGCGATTGCGTCGATTAATGAATTCTCGGAACTGAACGGTTTTCCAAAACCGATGCTGGTATCCAGCGGACGCGGGGTGCATGTCTACTGGCCGCTGAAAAAAGCAGTTTCGGCGCGGCTGTGGTCGGATACGGCGGCACTATTCAAGCAATGTCTGGCCGCGCATGGTATCAAGACCGACCCCTGTGTCACTGCCGATGTTACGCAGTTACTGCGGGTGCCGGGTACGATCAACCACAAGGACGGCTCACCGGTACGCCTGTTGCAGGATGCCGAACCGACCAGCGGCAAGGCGTTCGTTGCCAAACTGTTTGAAATGGCAAAGGATCTGAAGGTTGACACCCCGCTGCCAAACCTGTCGGGTGGCGAACCACCTGAAGGCTTCAACCAACTCGGCAGTAATACACAGCCAACCGACGACTTCCCACCATCCGATTTTGACCGTATCAAGGTGGAATGCAATCAGGTCAAACGCATGATTGCCACCGGCTGCGATACCGAACCCATGTGGCATGCCGGGCTTTGCTTGGTAAAAGCCGTCACCGACCCGGAACAGGCCGCGATTGAAATATCGCGCAATCACCCGGAGTATGACGAAATGGTGATGCGCCGCAAGCTGGCGTATGCGATCAGTACCGGTGTCGGCCCGACCACCTGTGATCGGTTGCGGCGCTTGAATCCAAAGTCCTGCGAGGGGTGCCGCCACAAGGTTACGTCGCCGATTCAACTGGGGGTGACCCCGGTCAGATTGCCGCAATCCAATGATATTCCAATCGCCCTGCCGCACCCTTATGTGGTCGGGCCGAGAGGCGAGGGCGTGGCGATAGCCGGGCAGGAAAAGGTCGAAATATGTTCGATGGACGTGTACCCGAAACTGCGCGTTGATGATGAAACAACTGGTGAGGCCAGCACCACATGGTGTTTTCGCGATCCCCGGACCCGCCGGTTTGTCGAAATACCGATTCCGCAAAGCACCCTTGCCGACCCCCGCGCCCTGCACCGTGTATTGCTTGGCAAGAGTATCACGGTCAATCACCATCAACTGCTTAAAATGACCAACTTCATGATCGCCTACATTAAAAAACTGCAAGAAGAAGCGCAACTGGAACACAAGTTTTCATCCCTTGGCTGGCGCGACGAGGACCGCTCGTTTGTCCTTGGTGACAAGGTGTATGACCGTAACGGCATTGCCACCACGCATCATCTGTCGAATGATATTGTCAACGCAATACCGGGGCTGGAAAGCTGTGGCACCCTGCAAGGCTGGATAGACGCGATGCAGTTTTATAATGCCCACGGCCATGAGGCGCACCGCTTTGTACTGTATGCCGCATTCGCGTCGATCATTTATCATATGACCGGCCACACGGCAGCACTGTGCTTTCTGACCGGCAAGTCGGGTTTTGGCAAGACCACGGTGTTACGCGCGGTCAATTCGATCTTCGGGCATCCATCCAAACTGGGCGTCAACGGTACGACGACCGGCACCACGGAAAACGCCATGTACGGTATGCTTGGCAAATATCACAATATCCCGATGTGTCTGGATGACATGTCGCACTGGGAGTCCAAGCTGTTCGCCCGGTTCGCGCTGTGCATATCCCAAGGCTCCGGCAAACGGCGCAGCACCAAGTCGGGCGGTGTCAGCAACCTGCTGGACCTGTGGTCGCTGATCGCCTTTGCATCCGGCAACAGTGACGCCTATACCACACTGGCAAGCGCACGGTCGGACGTACTGGCTGAAGCGATGCGTATCTTCCAGATCCAGATGACCCTGCCAAGCACGTACTCGGTTGATCAGGCCAATCATTTTGCCAACACGGTGATGTATCAGAACTACGGGCTGGCCGGACATGCGTATGTGCCGTGGGTGACGAAAAATTACGACAAGGTGCGCGACGTGCTGCACCAGAACATGGACCGGGTATCGAGAGAATCCCGCGCGATTTCGTCAGAGCGTTACTGGACCAGCATCATTGCGTCGGCGGCGACATCCGGCAGTATCGTGCGGCGCATTGGCCTGCTGCCGGACTTCCCGGTGGAAAAGGATATTGCATGGGCGGTATCCCATATGAACACGGTCAGAACGCAAGTGGTGGACAATTCCGTCACACCATCCGAACTGCTGTCTGAATACCTGTCGAGCCGCATTAATGAAACCCTGACCGTGCTGACCAACGATGCCGGGCATGTGCGCATTGATTCGGAGCCGCGTAATAACCTGCTGGTACGGCGCGATCTGGCGCTGAAAACCGCGCAGATCAACCGCAAGGATTTTCGCAATTACTGCATTGAACGGGGATGTGTGGTGCGTGACGTGATTAACGCCTTGACCGGATCGCGGGTGATTATTGCGAACGGTTCGCTAATCACACTGGGGCGCAAAACGGCTTATGCCGCCGGTCAGATCCGCGCTATTGAAATTGATCTGGACCGGCTTGAAACATTAGTCCCTACCGAGAAATAACATTTGACAGGGTGCGGCCAAACTCCAGCGCGGAGAACACCGCCTTATTTTCATTTCCAACCTTAATCAAATTCTTGACATCATCCCGGTACGCTTGCGCCAA